CAAGAGTCCAGCTTGGATAAGGCTGAGGAGGCACAAAAGCATCAAGAACTGAGTCATAGGTATATCCGATTCCTGCATAGTTTTTACGGAAATTACCGTTATAACTTGTTTGTTTCCAAGTACCGCCGAACAGTCGCTCACAGAAAGCAGCGCCAATGTGCTCTTTCTCAACACCAGCAGCATCGCTAGTATCTTTGTTATCCACTACGATTACTCGAAGAACAACATTATTGCTATCAATCTCGGCAAAGTGCGCCATGTTAAGCCTCCAATTTCAAACCAGTAAGCGCCATTTCATCCCCAACAGTTCCAACAGGGAATGTATTAAACGACATACTTATCCTTACATCATCACCTTGAACTGTAGGAACATTGTGCTCAAGCGACGATGGAAACAGTATCAAACGACCTTTAATTGCTTCAAACCACCATGATTCAGAATTGTAAACATTCCAGTTATCAGTGGGGAATTTAATTTGCTGCCATCCAGAACGATAAAAATAAATTCTGTCATCTGGATTAGTATTCAAATAAAACACACCAGAAACAAAGCTATTCGGGTGTGCGTGTTTGTGATGCCATTGACCTTGCTCAGAATAATTAAACCAACTCTGAGTAATCCTTAAATGAACGTCATGCTTAGGATCAGTTGTTGCTTTAAAGTATTCTGCTACACAATCTTCAATCCATCCTCTAAGAGAAGTCATATCTCTCAGAACAAAGTTATTTACACTGGTTAAGTTTCCTTCATTTGGCCTAGTTTCCTGACCTCTGACAAACAATAGTTCTTCGTCAGTAAGTTCACGGTCTAGGTCAAACATCCCAATAGGTATAGGAAAGAGATTATGGATCATGCCATTGCATCCTCAATCTCTTTAACCTGTGCCGTAATTTCCTCTAGTTGCTCAGGAAGCCAAATCGTAGGAATTGCATCCTCAAACTCTTTGATCTTCTCCATTACATAATTCACTTCATCCATGCTAGGGCAAGGTCTTGGATCTTCCCAACGTGTAAACATATTGTTGCTTATTTCCCACTTAGCACCGGGACGAAGAAGCTCCACAGCCGTGTTAATTCCAAAGTATCGATAGACTTTGCTTTGCATGAATATCCTTATTGGTTAATCTTGATGATGACAATGCCAGAGCCGCCAGAACCTCCGGGGCCAACATTCCCGCCGCCTCCACCACCACCGGTATTGGCAGTTCCTGAAGTGGCTGTGGCAGCGTCAACAGCGCCAGCGCCACCGCCTCCTGCGCCTCCTGCGCCGGCAGTAGCAGGACCAGCGCCAGAACCGCCGCCACCACCAGCGTAAGTTACAGACGAACCACTAATTGTAGAAGCTGTACCATCTCCACCTTTTCCTCCATTGGTATCACTTACAGCATTTGCTCCTGAAGCAGAAGCGCCACCGCCTCCACCACCAGTTCTATAGTTTGGTCCAGTAGAACCCGTGCCTCCGCTATTTCCTTGTGACGGAGTGGTTGCTGGAGTATTTCCTGCTGCTCCAGAAGTATTTGTGTTTCCAGCCCCGCCTCCGCCAGAACCTCCGGTAGAAGCAGCATTACTACTGCTGGCAGATTTGCCGCCACCCGTAGAAGTTATAGTAGAAAAAATTGAATCTGAACCATTACTGCCTAAATTTCCTCCGCCGCCAACGGTAATTGTGTAATCTGTTCCTGCCGTAACAGATAATCCAGTTCCTGTTCTAAATCCACCAGCACCAGCGCCACCGGCTTGAGAGTTTGAACCGGGACTAAAATTATTAGCGCCACCACCGCCAGCCACGACAAGGTAATCAACACTTGTCACACCACTAGGCGCAGTCCATGTGCCGGATGCAGTAAACGTCTGGATAACGGTGTAGCCACTAGATATGCGACCTAGCAGCATTGCCATAATTCCACTCATATCGATTCCTTACGATACATTGCCAGCGATTACACAGACAGTTCCGCTATTGAACAAAACAGTAGCTACACCACGAGTTGCCAGAGATACAGTTGCTTTATCAGTATCAGTTCCAGCAATATAAGCAGTAGTAATTGAGCAAGTGCAAGTTACTGCGCCAGTCGTATTGTTGAATATCGAAACAATATCGCCAGCAGAGAACGTCGCATCAGGAATCGTTATAGAACCACCTGATCCAACCTCAACATACTTACCTACATCAGCCGTTTGCAGCGTATAGGACGAGGTTTTAGCGCCAACAGGAGGAACATCACGATAGCCAACCTGATTAGTCCCATCAACCGTACAGTTCGTCAAAGTGCCGCTAGACGGGGTTCCAAGAGCACCGCTAGGAGCCACATAATCAGTACCAGCCGTAGCAGTTGTAGCTACACCAGCAGTTGCCTTAACGATACCAGTCAGACTTGCACGTTTCAGAACCTTACCTGTGGTACTACTCCAGAGGGCTATCTCAGAGTCAACGCTAGACGTAACGCCTTCGAGTTTGTCTGTATTAAGATTCGTGAAGTTACCGTCAACCTCAGCAAAGCTAAGGGCTGAACCTTTACCAGAACGGGTAGTAATCGTAGTCATTTCTTACCCCTTAACTCAACGTGACCGACAAGTTACCAGAAGTTATCTTAAAAATATCGCCATTGTTAATCGTTTTAGACGAATCCAGAGCAGTATGGAACAGCAGATTGCCGCTAGTCACAGCATCACGGATACCAACGTAAGCAATCGTGCCCCAATCAGCCGTAGCCTGTGGGAACTCAATCGCAGCACTGTTCGTAGACGCACCGTTAGACGGAGAACCGAAAGTAATCGCCTGACGAGCATATGAACCACCTGAAACCTCAGTGCCAGTGTCAGCATCAGTAGGGTCAGTGGTATAGAGCGCCAGATAAGTAGTCGTAGGGCTCGTATAGCTCGTATTACGCAAAGTAGCGTTAATCAGAGCGTTCTCAAGATAGTTTGACATTTCTGCCATGATTTCACCTCGTATAAGACATAGACATAGGCTGACCGCCATATTCACTTGATTGGTCAGACGTATTAATTGCTAAGATAGCACGATCATACAAAGCTGCCCATGTCTGGAGCCTTGCATCATTCATCAAATACGGCTCTGCCTCACCCAATGCCGCATAAAGCAGCGCATCAGGATAATTAGCTAGAAACACGTTATTGATATTCGTGTCAGACAAATACTGAGGTTTAGCGTAATACAACATTTGAACGCTATAAGCAGTATCAGGAATCGGAGCAAATTGAATCTCGTTAGCCAGAATCGTGTAATCCACTGGCTTACCTGAATCAGTGGTACGAGAACCAGCAAAAAACGCATTAGGAGAGTAATAAGTCAGAGATTGCACCGGAGTAGTTCTCAAGTGCATATCCCGCATCTCTAGGAAGTCCGTAGGAAGCCCTACAGTCGAATCACCTGCTGTGGTATTAGCGCGAGCCACAACGAGCATCTTGCGCGTTCTAAGGTCTCTAGCGAGCCTTTCTTCGCCTAGACGGATAAAGTCTGGTATCTGGTTAGTCAGATCGCTACGGGCTAAGTAACTCGCCACTGTAGACTTTAGAGAACTATAATCCGTCAAAGCCATGACTATTTCCCGTTGTTATGATCCTCGATGGCTGTCTCTCCGACATCTTCCCACCGATACTCATGTGTTCCTATATGTCCAATGTACTTAGATAAGTCGTGATCCACAAACGTCGGAATCCCCTCATCTAAAGCCTTCAGACAGAAATAAATATCCTCGCCAATAATTCCCCGTGGTGACCATTCAGCACTAAACCACGGAGTTTTCAGCTTTTCAAACACTTCACGAGCAATCAAAGTCGCACCGAAACCAATAGCAGTTACCTGTTCGCAACCTTGTTTACCCCTAGAATCAACCTTAAGCCAGCGAGTCTTTTTAATCTCGCCATTCTCATCATCCTTAGTTAGCTCTAAATTCAGAGCCGTACTCAGAACAGGCTTACGTCTAGTTACTGCATTTACACCTACTATCGGCAACTCACGGCTTAGCAAGATACTAATAATATCTGGTGGGAATCTCATGTCTGAATCAATAAACAGAACATGAGTACATCCTTCAGATAAAGCCGCCTTTACTAGACCTTCACGCTGGTCAAATATCAGCGTTCCAGCCATCGTATATAACTTTAATCCGTTGTTCTCATCATTGCAACGATGTTTAACGTCATGTCCAACCATCCTCGCAAAGTCAAATG